GCGATTTGGATTACTACATTAAGAGCCTGCCCGACAATGGACTGCTCGCTGACCCATTCGTTGGAACTCCGATACTTGACGCGAACCTTATTCCGTGGCGGCTTCGAGAGAACGGCGATATCGTAATCTTCACAACTGACACAGTCGGAGACTCGAACTTCTTATTCTGCGCGATTGATGATGCCAACTGTTCGAATGACGCGCTAATTTCGATTACGGCGACTGCATATCCTAATGACGCGCTGTGGTCGAATAATTCGCCGATTACGATACCTGATAATAACTACTTTGATATCAATGCGCCCGAGTGGGCGATTTCATTTTATACCAGAAACGACCATATCCCTTATCAGGATTTAATGTCAAAGTGGGATGGTGATGCCGGTTATCAAATCCGGTTTATGGCGGGCAAGATACAGTTTGATGCTTACGACGCTAACGGCCTTGTGGCATCTGTCCGCGGCGGCGCTATGATTTCTGACGATGACTGGTACATAACGGCTATTACATACTTTGAGGACGATGACCCGAACTACGGTTATTTCGAGATTCAGACTTGGCCGGGCAATCCAACTTACAGCGGGGCTTTTCTCAATCGTAGTTTCGAAAATGATTGTAACCTTGTGATAACTTCTAACTGCGGAATAGATAACCTTCGCTTTTGGGATGATGTAAACGAAGGAATTACACAAGTTATTTTACCTTTTTTCGACCGCAACGATGCAAACGAAACTGCGTTAGGCTTCGGCAATGCATCAAATGTCCGGTACTTCATACAGGACGAATGCGCGGGTTTAATCAGTGACGATAAGGGTATGGCTTCGGATGGAGTGTATGACCCGAACTTTGTTAAGTGTCACCCACCTTTCGGCATATTCAGGAGTATGGTTAAGAACTAATGAACTTAAAACAGGACACAGCGGCTACGATAGTTTTTTCGGGCGTTAGAAGCTCGATTGACGGGACTTCACTCATTTCAGGCGTAGTTACCGGAGATATAACTATCGAGCTTTATAAAAACGGTTCGCGCAGTACGGTTTCTCGTACTATAACCGAGCTTGCCGACGGTTCTCTGTCTGTTGTGTTGACTACGGACGATACGGATACTTTGGGTCGGCTGGAAATAACATTGCTTGACCCGGATGTTTTCCTGCCGGTCTCAAAAGAGTTTATGGTTATGGACGCTGATGTTTACGACGCCAGTTACGGTTCAGGCGTTTACGAGAATTCTGCCATAGCGTTAAAAACAACCGTAAAAGCCAATGACCCGCAGGGCTTAGGCGTGGATGAGTATTTCTCTGTTCTGGCTGGTTCGGCCAATGCGGATGAATACAACAATATGGTCGTTTCGGTAACGGACATTACCGGCTCGGTCACAGCCTCAAGGCGGGTAGTTGATTATTACAATTACGGCGGGGATATGGTCATTCGGGTTGATTTCCCATTCGAGTTCAATCTTGCCGCCGGTGATATAGTCCGAATATGGGCCAACGCATATTCAGGAGAACTTGGCTCAGCGGCTGTTGATGAAATCGTTCAGGGTCTTTGTGAAGAGCCTCTGGACTCCCATAATGACATCGGCACTCTTGCCGGTAAAATAGGTTCTATCGACGCGGGGATTTATCTGTGAGCTATCGAGTCTTAATAGTCTGGAAGTGCAAAACCTGCGGGCATACATTCTACAGACCACCCGAAGATATGGTCAGTAAGAACTGGTTCAGAAGGTTATTGCAGCCGAAGGAAAAGCTCAGGTGTCCGATATGCGGCAAGAACTCAGCGGTGAAAAACTCGGCGGTTACTAAGACGGAGCGCGTATGTACCACCTTATAATTTATAGCCCATTATCTAATCCGTACATTCAAATAGTGAACGTGCGAACGGCGGAGGTCTGGGACTTTGAAAATGAAGTCCTCACTTCTTCACCGGCTCAATTTGCCGATACTGTGCAGGTTCTTGAAAAGAATGAGATTTTAAATGGTTTTCCGATAGAGCTTCCGGCAGGTCTGAAGCACGGAGATTATGACCTTCTCGTAAAGGATTCCGCTTCACCGCTCGCTACCGACAAAGTTAAGAGGGGTAAGCGAATAAAATGGTCTGGACATTCTCTGTCCAGTCCCCCGGACAGACTTCTTCAACATTAAGGAAAGGCTGAACACAATGGGTATGAAGATAGATGACAGTCAAAAACAGTGGCGTACTCACAGAACAGTTCTAAAGGCTGCGCAGGATACCGCCTTCGCTGGTACGGCAAACGGCAAATGGGCTACACTTGTGGCAAATTACGGTATCGGCAATGATGGGCTTATGGAACTAACGGGAAAATGCCCGAATATCGAGATAAGGGTGCGCTCCACGCTCGGTAATGACGAGACCGGTACGGTACTGGTATATCTGGTCAATAAGAACAGCGATGCCCGTCTTGCAGCTTCCATAGCTGTTATCACTGGCACGTTGTCGGCCACAGCACTGCTCAGTGCAGCCGCAAGCACCTACGCCGATTCTCTTACTCCGACCGGATACCCAAGTGGTGATGTTTCGGCTGCCAATGCCCCTGCGAACGAGATGGGGATGACGAGACTGGCAACGCACGGGGCTGAATACGTTCTGTGCTTATTTACAGCGTTCGACGGTTCCGCTGAAAATACAGAGGGCCTTGCCGTCGATATTCGTGAATGTGACTAATTTTTAATTGAAAGGTTGAATATGTCTGTGCTGAGTCGATTCAGAACCGGCTGCGACAAGCATTACGTCAAGGCTCGGATTTATGAGCGCGGCAGTCTAAAAGGTGATTGCGTATGCTGCGGCAGAAGAAGTTTCGGCGTTCTTATCCGGCTCATCGAGCCGAAGAAGTGCGACCGGGTACTCTGCACCGAATGTGTTGTACGGCTTGCCATTGGTGAGCAGATTAAGATTGAAGGCCGTGAATGCCTCTTTGGTGTCCACGCCATTAATCCCAGACGCGGGAAGAAACCCGGCCCGAAGGCCAAGCCCGGCCCCAAGCCCGGTAAGAAGAAGCGGGTAGTCCCGCTGTGCAAAAAATGCGGGCAAAGGCACTGGCAGATGCAGCCCTGCCCGGACATTCAGGTCGGCATTGACCTTGCCGCAGACCAGCCGGACGTAAGTGTTCCGACACCTGCTCTTGGTTATGAAATGCAAGATGACAGTTCTTTGACAAGTGAAAATCCCTCAATAGAGGAAGCTGAAGACCTTCAGCCTGTGATAGATGCCGATTGACGACGAAATGCAATTATCGCCGTCAGACCAAAAGCGTCTTAATCTGGTCAAGTTCTTTCAGAGGCATATAGTGGACGGTAAATCCATAACTAAATGCTCCCAAGAACTTGGCCTGTCGAGGATGACACTGCACGGCTATAAGAAGGAAAAAGATTTCAGGGCTATGGCCCTTGATTATCTTGAGAACAGCCGACTCAAAGGCGTCAGGGGCGTTATGGACAGGCTGCTTAATCAGCTTGATGCCGTAACGTCAAGGCCGTTTGAGACGAAAAACGGCACGGTCTGGAAGGAAATTCCCGATAATAAGACAAGGGCAGCGGCCCTCAAGGAGATAATTGAAATTTATGGACTCCATGCTCCAACAGAAATTGATGCTCGACTTACAGTTTCCACTTCATCGGATGCAGAGTTATTTGCAGAGATTGAAGAAGCTGAAAGAGCTTGCCGCTTTGTCGAGTCACACGAAGTCGGGTGCGAAGGCTCTGAAATGGCTGCGGGACAACAAGAAGGTCGTACAGGAGATTTTGATTCGCGCAAAAGAACCGTACTACAGAATGGTTCCGTACCGCAATCGCAGTGACGGCTCTCCAAGCTGGCAGCACAGGATTATCTGGAACCGGCCACGCATAAAGGATGCGTTGCCTGCGGGGCAAACCGAATCGGCAAAAGCATACTGGGAGCCTTTGAGACTGCCCTAATGGTTACTGGCGAGCATCCGACGTATAAGAGTCCGCAAAACGGGATAGCGTGGATAGTCGGTCTCGACGCCAAGCAAATCGCAGCGATAGGCCAGCCGATGTTCGAGCAGTTCATCCCAAAGCGGTACAAAGACGGTGGACACTGGTCAGGCAAATTGATGCGGTGGATACTGCGGGCTGACGGGCGTGAATGGGAAGTATGGTTCAAGTCCTGCGATTCAGGCCGCCAGAAGTTTCAGGGTGCAAAGGTTGATTTCGCATGGATTGATGAAGAACCGCTTGATACGTCTATCTTTCCTGAAATCGAAATGCGTCTGGTTGATAATCAGGGTGTATGGCTATTAACTGCAACCCCGATAGAAGGCACTCGCTGGCTAAAAGAGACAATGGATAGAAAGGATGTTTTTGGTATTACAAGCGGAATGCGGGAGAATCCGTACATCCCCATTGAAGAAATCGAGAAAATATCCAAATCGCTTTCGGAAGACGACAGGGCTGTTCGCGTTGAAGGTAAATACATTATTTTCGGAGGCCGTCCGGTATTCGACCGGAAAGTTCTCGCCGAGTTCGAGGTGAAGGCCAGACCGTTTATTTGCGGAAATATCATAAATGAAGTCACAAGTTTGGTTGCCTAAATTCGTTGAAGCGGACGAAGGCCCTTTGCGGGTATTTGAATTGCCTATCAGAGGCCTGACGTATACGATGGGTATAGATGCCTCTACCGGCCTCGATAACGACTTTTCCGCAGCCCAGATATTCTGTAATTGCCTGCCGTTCGAGCAGGTAGCTATTCTCAGAATTAAGGCCCCGGTGAACGACTTTACCAGAATGTGCAACCTTCTCGGCAGACTCTATAACAACGCTTTCAACGTCTGCGAGATTAACTATCCGGGCAATTCAGTGCAAGACCAGTTGAATGAATTCTATGAGTATCCGAACAGTTACAGGCCGGAAGAGCATCTGGATATTGACCCGAATGTTTCGGACAAGTTCGGATTCAGGACGTCAGAAGCGAGCAAGTGGCTGCTTATCAATGAGTTTCAGCTTGCCCTCGAACGGCGTGACATAATTCTGCACGACCCCGTAACTATAAGCGAGTTTTATAATTTCGTTTACGTCGGCTCAAAGAGGAAGGCCGGAGCAGCAGAGGGATTTTGTGATGATACAGTGATGAGTGCTATGCTGGCTTACCACGGGGCAAAGTTGTACCCGATGGTCAGGCCCAAGCCGGTAGTTAGGAAGGTTCCGGTATCGCGGGAAGCTCAGCAAATATGGAAGGAATTGAAAATTAAAATGCAAAAACAAGAGGCTGATTCCGAAAATCGGGGAGCGAAAGGAATTATATTATGATTTTATCCGGCTTATTCAGGGCGAGACGGGCGAGGGGTGTGGACATTGATACCGTTATGTCCCACGTCCCGCAGCCTCCGGCCCTGCTTAGTGAGGAGTTAGCCAGACGTGATACTTTCTTTCATACGTGCTGGACTCGAATGAAGTTTATGAGGCCCGACCTTATTCGGGAAATGACGGATATAGAGTTATTTGTGGCGGGTTACGACCGTGCAGGAAGTAGTGAGCCAGACAAATCAGGCGAGCAGTCAGACGAGCATCGCAGCGGTACAGTTGTCTAAAGTTGACCGCTGCCCTGATTGCCGGAGAAAGCTCTGTAAGCGTTCTGAAATTACGGACAGGAGAATGGTCGATTTCAGACACGCAGGGGCAAGAGTAATAACGACTTCGGCGATAATTAAGTGCATAGGGTGCGGTAAATACTATCTTGTTGCCGGTGATAGCGGCATTGTAAGGGAAGTTTATGTTGATAGACCAGAAACCACAGAATAACGACCAGTTGATTCTGACGGATGATGCCTCTTTTGAGGCGGCGAAGCTCTGGAAGGGACGACTGGAATCGTACCTGCCGTATCGTCGCTCCCTCTT